GCTATGTTTGGCAATGCACAAATGGCTGGAAGAGGCTTTACATCAGCTGACATCGACAGGATGCTTGGTAATGCAACTGTAAGCCGTGCAGCTTTGGCTGGAATATTGCCAGAATTACAAGCCAGAGCCAGACGCGGTGAGCAAATAAGCACACTAGCTGGCGCACTTAGCCCTGTTAGAACGGCTTTTACTGGCCTTCTTGGTAAACTTGGCGTCAATATGCCAGCAAGGACAACATCTTATGATGACTTAGCAACATTAATTAGTATGCCTGAATCTCGTATTCAACCTGGTGGTTTATTTAGCCCAGACGAAGTATTAGCCGCACCTACAGGCGGCGTAGGTGCATTTGGAACGCCAGCCAATTTATCGCAAGGTTACTTTGGCGGAGTGTCGTATACAGGTATGCCAAACGAAGATTACACAGGCCCGTTTGCAGACTTAGTAAATCCAGAACCAGATAGTATGGGTGGAGACCGCGATGTTATCCCACCACAAATAAACTCAATAACTGGAGAAGCAGAGTGCCAACTTGGTTACACATACGACAGTGAAATCGGCATGTGTATTAAAGACCGCCCAATTAGAACACCTGAGTTTAGACCAGGGCCAGCATATGCGAGAACAGGGCTTCTTGATGTTGCTCCTACTGGTGGTCTATTAGAGGATTTTGACAGACTCAATAGGCAATTCCAGTTGTCTTACGCTACAAGACCATCATATTACCAAGACCCATACAACTTACAAGGAATGAAAAGAATTTGATGAACGAAGGAAAAGCAAGGGAACAGATGGCTAGGGCTGAAAAGGCCCAAGCCGTTTTACGGAACGAAATATTCATAGAGAGTTTTGAGTATTTAGAGACAGAATTTACAAATGCTTGGAAGCAAAGCGCATTAGGAGACACAGAGGCCAGAGAGCGCCTGTATATGCTGTGCCAGAACTTAGAAGCATTGAAAGGATACATCCATAAGGTCGTTGAAGACGGCAAAATGGCAAAAGTTTCGCTAGATGAGTTGCATAAACGTCAACAATTTGAGAAAAGGAAATAATTATGTCCGACAATCCTAACGGAACCGGAGCTATTTCAATTAATGATGCAATTAGCCTTCTAAATACCCCCGAAGAGGATACGGTTGTAGAAGAGCGGCAGGGAGCAGTAGCTTCCGAACCAGTGGAGGCAGAGGCCGACATCACCGAAGAAGACACTCAGCTTGAGGCTGAATCTTACGAGGATGACGAGGATGATGCTTATGATGCTGAAGGGTCTGATGAAGAAGATGACTACGAGGACGAAGAAGAGGAACCTCAAGAGCGTCTCTACACAGTCAAAGTAGACGGTGAAGAGATAGAGGTCAGCCTTGACGAAGCCCTACAAGGTTATCAGAGGCAACAGGCTTTTACTAAGCGTAGTATGGAAATTGCGGAGCAACGCAAAGCTGCTGAACAAGAAGCCGCGCAAGCAAAGCAAGCCAGAGACTACTACGCACAGCAACTTGAAGTGCTGGCACAGCAGATTCAACAGACAATTCCACAGGAACCTGATTGGGTCTCATTAGCAAAAGAGGTGACGGCTGAAGAGTACAACGCCATTAGAGCAGAGTACGATAATCGGAAAGCCAACCTCTCAAAAGTGGAGCAAGAGCGACAGGCAATCGCTCAACAACAGGCCGCTGAACAAGAAAAGATGCTTCATGAGCATCTTAGAGCGCAACGGTCTGAAATGCTGAATCGCATCCCTCAGTGGAAGGATGATGATGTTAGAAATAAAGAGCGTCTTGAAGTAGTTGAGTACGCTCGTAACATCGGATTTAGCGAAGAAGAAGTTGCACAGGCCACAGACGCTAGGGCCGTGGAACTTCTGTACAAAGCGATGCAGTGGGACAATCTACAGCGTAAGAAACCCACGGCTAAGAAACGCACCAGAGAAGCTCCAAAGATGGCTAAAGCTGGACAGCCACGCACAAAGAAACAGGTTGCTAGTCGTTCACGGCAACAGTCTATGAACCGCCTCAATAAAGAGCGGTCTGTAGATGCAGCCGTATCATACCTAATGGGCAGATAGTCTTAGAAGGAGAAACCAAATGACTTACACGACCCAAACTGCCGTTGGTGAGCGCGAACAGCTTGCTGACGTAATCTATCGGATTGACCCCGATGAAACACCTATCTTCAGCGCACTGAAGAAGGAAACCTCAAACGGCATCTTCACTGAATGGCAAGTACAAGAACTTGCTTCTGCAAGTGCCACCAACTACGCAACGGAAGGCGCAGACGCCAGCATCGTTGCTCCAACAGCAACCGTCCGTCTTGGTAACTACCACCAGATTTCGGTCAAAGCAGTAGCTGTATCAAAGACCCTTGATGCAGTTGAAAAAGCTGGCCGTGACCGTGAAGTAGCCTACCAGAAGGTGTTGAAATCATTGGAACTTCGCCGTGACATCGAAAAAGCTATCGGTGACACAGACGTTGCTCGTAGTGGTTCTGACCCTCGTAAATCAGCATCATTGTCATGCTGGATTACAAACGGTTCAGTAGGTGCCGCTGGTACTTTCGCCGCTGGCGTAGGTACAGACACCATCACTGCTGGTACTGCCCGTGCGTTGACACTTGCCCTCATTGAAGACGGCATGCAAGACGCTTGGACAGACGGCGGCAATCCGAAGATGATGGTTGCATCGGCCACTAACCGTGCAAACTTCTCTGACTTGTCAGCTTCTGGCAACTTGGTTAGCAACGATGTCAACATGACAGCCGCTAAAGAAGTTACCTACGTTGGTTCGACATCAGTCTTCTTGACTGACTTCGGCACCATCGAAGTAGCTCCTTCACGGTTCCTGTCAAATGACCGCATCTTCCTGATTGACCCAGACTTCGCTTCTCTTGCGACCATCAATGGCCGTAACTTTGCTGAGAACGAAATCGCGCCAACAGGTGACGCCGAGAAGTTCCAGATTGTGACTGAGTGGGCTTTGAAAGTACAAGCTCCAAAAGCACACGCTGGTATCTTCGACTTGTCAGGTGCCTAAGTAACATAGAGGGGGCGGTTCGCCGCCCCTTCTTCTTTTAAGGGAAAAACATGAAGAGATTACTTTCTAAAGATGCCAATACAGGCAAAGAGATTTATCTAAATCAAGGCTCTGACGGTTCTACTGTCATTGAGACTACCCAGAAGTTCGATAATCTACTGAAGATTAACAAGCAAATGAGTGACGACTGGCGCTATGGTAATTTACGAGGCACCCAGCGTCATATGCAACATGTGGCAGAAATACCGAATGTAGTGTATCATCACCTACTAGAAAAGCTGGGCAAGCCTAGCGAGAACCCAAAGGCTTGGAAGGCGTGGCTGAATAGCAACGAGAACCGGGCGTTTAGAACAGGCGGCGGTAACATCTAATGGCTATAGCAACTTACTCCGATTTACAGACATCTATAGCAAACTTTTTAGCTCGTGATGATTTAACAAATCAGATACCAGATTTTATTACGCTGGCAGAAAGTAGGATTAATCGTGAGCTTGAGACACGCGAACAAGAAAAGCGGTCTCAGTCTATTTTAACTCCTGGTGACGAGTATGTAGCGTTGCCAACAGATTTGCGTGAGGTACGCGAAGTTAAGTTGCTTACAAGCCCTTTAACAATACTTGATTACGCATCTCCTACTGGTTTGGATTCGCAGTATTCCAGCAACGGTTTGGGCAAGCCAAAAGGATATAGTATAGTCGGTAAAGAGATAAAGTTTCGCCCAATACCAGATAGCGCATATACGGCTGAAATTGTTTACATTGGTTCTGTAGACGCATTGTCTGCTGTATCAACTCCGATATTGTTTACACGTTCTCCTGATGTTTATTTATATGGCGCTTTAACAGAAGCCTATATGTATTTATTAGATGAAGTTAGGGCTGCTCAGTATGATGAAAAGTTTACTCGTGCTATAAATGAAGTGCGACTGGACGAAGAGCGTTCACATTACGGCACTGGGCCATTAACCACAAAATCTGTCTATATGAGGCAGAACGTAACAGCGGAGAAATAAGTTATGTCTGCAATGTCTGATTATCTGGAGAATGAAATTCTCGACCACATTTTAGGAACAGGCGCATATTCGTCACCAACAGCGGTTTATGTGGGGTTATCTATTGCGTCATTTAATGATGACAATAGCGGAACAGAATTGACTGGAAATGGATACGCTAGAGTGGCGGCTACATTCTCCGCGGCTGCATCTGGCACTGCAAGCAGCAATGCTGCTGTTGAGTTTCCAGCGGCTACAGGAAGCTGGGGTACAGTAAGTCATTTTGGTATATTTGACGCAAGCACATCTGGGAATCTGCTAATTCATGGTGCGTTTACTGCTAGTAAAGTTATCGCTACTGGCGATATTCTTCGTATTGCATCTGGTGATTTAGATATCTCAGCAGACTAAGGAGTACAGCCTTGGCTACGCTAGAGGAACTTGATAGCTGGGGTACGCTTGAGCAGCTAGATACATTTGGCAACCTTGACCAGCTAGACGCGCTTGGCTTTACAAACGCTATTGCTGCGGCTTCTGCGGCTCTCACAGCGGCTTCTTCACCGATTGTAATAGTTTCAGCCTCTAGCTCAGTAAACGCCGTTATAACGCAATCTAGCGCGATTGAAGTTATAAAGTTATTTTCTGGCACTGCAAGCACTGCTATTACGGTGTCTTCCAGCACATCTGTTATTAAGGCTTTAGCTGCCGCAATTAACATTGCAATAACACAGGTTACCGCCGCTCAAAGCGTTCAAAATGTAACAGCCTCACCTAATATTCGCATTACAGTTACATCAACGGCAAATTCTGTTGTTTACGGTTCCATATCAGCTACCGTGCAAATGACTGTATCAGGTAATGTTGTAGCTACACTTAGTGGTGCATCTTCTGTAGCTTTACAAAATATAGTATCATCTACAGCCAAAATATTAGGCGAAGACTGGTCTTTGGTTGCTCTAGGCTCAGAAATATGGTCGTTACAATCTGTAGGCTCTGAAACATGGTCTGATATACCGGATGGTGGTGAAATATGGGCTGACGTAGCAGTTGGTTCTGAGGTATGGTCTAACGCCACAACTGGCAGTGAGGTTTGGTACATACAATGATTAATTTTGGCCCTTGGCTTCCAGACCAAGCTGATTTTAGTAATCCTGGTCTTACAACAGCTACAAATGTTGTGCCGTTTGTCGGTGGCTACAGGTCGTTCCCACAGCCATCTGCTTATAGTGGCTCTGCTACAGCGACTATACGCGGTATATTCCCATCTAAAAACACATCTGGCTCTGCGTTTTTATTCGCTGGTGACGCTGGTAAATTATACAAATTTAATGCAGCAACAGCCGCGCTTGATGATGTAAGTAAAGTCGGTGGGTACACCCTTACTGGAAACCAGCGTTGGAAATTTGCACAGTTTGGAGAGGTTGTGCTTGCCACTGGTGGGATTACTTCAAACCCACAAAAGTTTGACTTAACGACAGACACAATATTTTCTGATTTAGCTGGTTCACCTCCAACTGCTAATCACATTGCTATTGTGCGTGATTTTGTGTGGCTTGCTGATGTAAACACAGGTTCTGGCAGAGTGCCGTACCGTGTTTATTGGTCTGGCTTTAACGATGCAGAAAGCTGGACTGCTGGCACCGCACAAAGCGATTTTCAAGACATTGTTGATGCAGGTCATATTAGCGGTATCGTTGGCGGCGAATACTGCACAATACTAATGGAACGTGCGATTGTCAGAGCCACATACACAGGGCCACCTTTGATATGGCAGTTTGACAAAGTTGAAACTCAACGTGGCTGTAAAGTGCCAAACAGCATCTGTCACATAGGCTCATTAATATTTTATTTAAGTGACGATGGTTTTTATGCGTTTGATGGTCAGCGGTCTACAGCTATTGGTAACGAAAAAGTAGACGATTTTTTCAATAAAGATTTTAACTCTGGCTTTGCTGGAAATATGACTGCTGGCGTTGACCCAGTAAACAAACTGGCGTTCTGGTGCTATGCAAGTGTTGACAGCATTGATGGTAGCAACGACAAGGTTCTGGTTTATAATTACGAGATTGGTCGTTGGTCTTTACTTGAGACTGCTATTGATTACATTGCACCATTCTTTAGCGCTGCTTACACAGTTGATGCTTTAGACACTCTCTCTGCAACGATTGATGCGTTTACCATCCAGACAGACAGCCCCGCACTAAAAGGTGGAGAATATTTCTTTGGGTGCGGTATTGGCGACAAGTTGTTTACATTCAACGGCTCACCTCTGTCACCGTCAACTATAGAAACAGGCGAGGCGGCTTTAAGCACTGGCAAGCACAGCATAATAACAAGACTGTACCCTTACTTTGACGCTGGAACTGTTGAGGCATCTATTGGCGTTAGAAACACCACGACAGATACTGTGTCTTATTCAATATCTAATGGCATGAATACTAGCGGCTTTGTGCCGTTTAGGGCTACAGGCAGATATCACAGAGCAAAATTGCTATTTACAAATAGTCACAATATTATGCAGGGCATTGACCTTGAGGCTAGAGATATAGGCGGAAGATGACTACTTCAGAAAAAATTACTAATTTTCGTAGGTTAAATCCTGTTACGGCAACAACTAGAGAAATAGCTGAGGTGTTAAATAGGACGGTGGACGGTGGGTTGAATAGCGTTGGATATGTGACACTAAACGCAAATGTTACGCAGACAACACACACAGACCCGCGGTATTCTACAAGCAGTGTGGTTCTTTGGGCTGGCCAAGACCATAGCCCTTATCATCATAATCCCTGGATAGATAGCACAAGCACTGACGGGAATATGGTTATAAACCACGATAACCAAGGTCATGACGCTAGGTTTGCTTATGTCATTATTGGATGAATTTGAAAGATTAGCGCATCATATAGATGCAGCTTTACAATATTCCGGCGGGACGCATACTTCCGTAGATGTTTTGGACTCTATAAAGCAAGGAAAAGCGCAGTTTTTTCCGTTAGAAAATTCTGTTATAGTGACTGAAATAGTTGACTATCCTAAAAAAGCTATTTGCAGGATTTGGTTAGCTGGCGGCGAAATGGACGAATTAATAGAAGCTGAAAAAGAAATCGTAAATTGGGCTAGAGACCACGGTTGCAGTGGAATGGAAATTATCGGACGCAAAGGCTGGGAGCGCCAACTAAAAGATTACAAGGCGTCGTCAACTGTATTGATAAAGGAAATATAAAATGAGCTTTGGCAAAGGCGGCGGGCAAACACGCACAATCACAAGTACACAAGGTATGCCAGCGGAATACGCTCTGCCTTACTTTAAATATGGGCTATCAGAAGCTAAACGACTTTACGAATCAGATGGGCCAAATTACTACCCAGGCTCCACAGTCGTAGGGTTTTCTCCAGAAAGCCAAAAAGCCTTACAGATGACACGCCAAAGGGCTTTGGCTGGCTCTCCATTGATAGGCCAAGCTCAAGACTTAACACAAAGAGCCATGGCTGGTGGTTTAATGCCTGCTGAAAGCATGCGTATGATACGCCAAACAGCCAAAGGCAATTTTTTAGGTGGTTCGCCTGGTTTGTCTGGGGCTATTGAACGTGCAATGACACCTGTGCAAGAGCAGTTACAAGCGCAACTGGCAACTGCTGGACGTTATGGCTCTGGATATGGGGGTGCGGCTCAAGCTAAAGCGCTAGGTGATATTGCAGCAGATATTAGCTACTCTGACTATCAGAGAGAGCGTCAGAACCAGTTGGCCGCGCAACAGGCGTTAGCTGGCCTTGAAACGCAAGGTATTGAGCGTCAGCTTGGAGCGGCGGCAGCAGCGCCAGGAATGGCAGAGCTTGATTATCTAGATGCACAACGCTTGGCTGGTGTTGGAGCCGCTCGTGAGGCACAGGCGCAAGCTGAACTCGCCGCTGACATTGAAAGATATCAGTTTGAGCAAGGCAGACCATTTGAAAAGCTCAGTAATTATTTAGCCGCTATTTATGGCGGTCAGTTAGGAACACAGACCCAGACTCCTATGTTCTACAACCCAGCAGCATCTTTCTTAGGCGGTGCTATGGGTGGCGCACAATTAGGTGGAATGATACCTGGCCTTGGTGCTGGGTATGGTGCATTAGGTGGCGGCATACTTGGCTTGCTAGGGGGTAGATAAAATGGCTAACGGAGTTCTTCCAGGTTTCCCATCATTGCGTAACATGAGCGTTACTCAGCCTCGTGCTATAAGCAATATTATGGCGCAACAGCCAACCACTACTCC